GTGATGCTCATTATTAGTTAGCGAATACGAAATTCGCAAGACCGCTTACGATACGAAGGAAGTTGATTGACTCAACATACACACCTAGATTATACGTGTAGGCAAAGATAACACTATCACCGTTTGTATTACGAACCACCGAGACAATGCTGTCCGGAGGATACAGCAGGAGTCCCGTCTTAGGATCCGTCAACAAAAGCTGAGCAGCCGTAACAATCACGGGGTTAGGACTGAACACCGTCGACTTCAGAACGCAGACGGTTGATTGAGATGCCACGCCCTGAGCGGTAGGAAGAGGCTGTTGAAGCCCCAGACGCAAGATCACCTTGTTAAACATGCTTCCATTGATTGCTCCACTGGGCTGATACATATCGTTATTCAGGGCAAATGAGTACATGTACACACCAGGTATCACAGGTGAATCTCCAGTGGTATGCTTGTACATCTGAAGAAGGGAGAAGTATCCGTTCGGCTTCACGGCAAATCGCTCCTTGCCATCCAACAAAATCTGTCCGGTTACGATCGGGTCACGGGGATACACCGAGCTAATTTGTAGCTGACCGCTCGAGTACATAAACGTCTGTGACTCAGTTGAGTTTGTGATAGACGAAAATACATCATTTGCCACTCCGGTTGAGGTAAATGGGGCCACGTTGGGATTATCCCAGTTTGTGTAGTTATCCCAATCATTGATCAGAATCTTATCCGATCGCTGAGTGGACCATACAATGCGAGTCACCAAATTGAAGAAAGGAATCTCAATATCCGAATTACCACCATACTGTCCTGGATTATTAACAAACGTAACTGTCTTCACTAAGAAGGTTTGATCAGCGGTGGCTAACTGAGCCATCTCCATCTCCGTAAGGTAGATGAAATTACCCTCCAAATATGGATCGGGGAAAAATGTCGTTAAGGACGGATTGCTAATTCCTCCAGTCGCAAGGGGTGGTGATAGAAATCTACCAATGCCATCATTCGAACGAATACGCTGTCCATATGTAGGACTCGCAGGGGCTACATCAATTACAGTATAAAGCTGGTTGAGTGGGCGAAAGGTTACATTAATGTACACATCCGAGTTCTGCATAGACACAAGAGGAAGTGCCATTCCTGGGTTCTCAGCAAACCAGAAATGTAGAGGGATAATCAACTGGCGAGACCGAATGGATGGTTCCGGAACCTTCGTATTTGGAATTCCACCAGGCTGGTTCAGAGGTGTCACTGCATGAGGGTATTGTCCGAGGCGCCCATACGCATTTGCAGGGTCCTTGAGCTCGGGAATGTTACCAACCATCTGGTCGACGATTGCGCGCTTGTTAGGATCGTGAGTCAGATACGAGTAAAACTTAAGCCACTCACCTGTGAGTCTCTGAAGAACCACGCCGTTTGCAGTGATCTCAACGTAATCAATCAAGTTATAGCCAATATTTTCAATCCATTTGAATTCGTATCCAATTGAATTTGAACGTTGGTCATATCCAGCCGGCGGGAGGATATTGTATCCAAGATAGGAGAGGGGCGACCAAATATCGGGTAGGGTCAACAAAAGATAGGTATCGTGAAGCAACTGCGCATACCGGTCAATACGGCATGAAATCGTCCTCGTTGTCGTTGGCGAAAACTCAAGATTTGAAGCGGTAAATGTCATTCGGATTGACTCCATGGCGAAGTTTGTGTGGCGCCGATACACAGCGCGAAAATGCGTCATAGAGGGGCTCCCGTGGACAAGTTCATTCTGTGCTCCAATAGCAACCAGCTGGAGGAGTGCACCTGGCATTATTAGTATCTACAAAGAAGGGTTTAGACCAGATATGTCGTAGCCGATGTATTCGTCGGAACGCAGCAGAGCGATGTAAAGGTTTTTCCAAGTGTAGCGGGACCGTTTGTATTGATACCAACGCCTCCGACAAACATATCATACCTATCAGACTTATTGGCGACAACACCAATGTATTGGGTGTTATCGCGGCGCTTCTGTGGTGGCTGAGCGACAGCCAGCGACTTCGCGATGATCTGGCGCTTCATTTGAGTCAAGTAATCTTGTGCCGAATTGACCTGCATTTGTGATTTATACGCGAAAAGAGTATCACAGTAAATGAGGTTCGTTCTCGTTAGCACACATGTGGACCAGACAACAGGCTATTCAAAAGTAGTCATTAATCTTCTGAAGCAACTGAGCACTCTAGCTCCAAAGGTGAAGACTTATCACTTTGGATTTCAGCGTCACCCGAGTAGGGGTAATCTTCGTAAGGTTCCGGATGGAGTCGTGGCGTATGATGCGGCTGCAAATGAGGACCCGAAGGAGGAGGGATTCGGATTCAACAAGATTCACGAGTATCTGGAGATGGTCAATCCTGACATCGTAATGATCTACAACGATCCTTTGATCATCCACCGGTTCATTGAGGCGATGAAGTTCAAGAAGGGGGAGTCTCCTTACAAGCTTTGGCTGTATGTGGATCAGGTATATGAGGGAATTGCCCCTCCTTTGATTGAGACGATGAAGAACAACGCTGACCGCATCTACTGCTTCACAAAGTACTGGGCAGATGTCTTTTTCAAGTATGGAACATTCCCAGATGTTCGCGTTCTGGAGAATGCAGTGGATACATCCTTCTTTTCAAAGCTTCCAGTGTCTGCTCGTAGAACGATCCGAACATCTATGAATCTGGCATCCGATTCTATCCTGATGGTCAATGCAAATCGCAACACACAGCGTAAGCGTCACGATCTTGCAATTATGGGATTTGTAGAACTCCTCCGCCGTGATCCTAAGAAGCCCTATCACTTGATGATTGTCACTGGTCTGAATGGTCAGCAGGGCGCCTACTACGATGTAAATCGTGTCTACCAGACAGAGCTCACACGTCATGGACTAGATCCTAAGGTGATGGCCACTCGTCTTATGATGGTGGATACGTCAGCAAAACCCGTTCCAGACTCTGCAATTAATGATATCTACAACGCAGCCGACATTGGTATCAATGTGTCCGACGGCGAGGGATTTGGTCTCTGTCAAATTGAGCACCTCTATACAGGAGCCCCTCAGATTGTAACGGATATTGGAACTTATCGCGCCTTCATGGATGAGAGCGTGTGCACGTTCATTCCTCCAGAGGATCGCACATATTTTCCAGGAACGATGCCCCTGGGTCTTTGGGCACCTACGTTTGACTACAAGAAGGTTGCCGATGCAATGGAGTCAGCAATCAAGACACTTCCCGAGAAGAAGGCGGCTGCATCGTCATATGAATTCAAGACATGGGATTCGGTATGCGCTAACTGGCTCTCCGATATTAGAGCAGAAATCGAATCGAAGTAGGGCTGATCATCTCGCCCATTCGCAGTAAGCGCTGATTATCATCCCATGCAGGTCCATCAAAAATCTCCTTAGAGTCGGGATCCAAGATTAGCGACATTCCCTTGACTAGAACCTTCTGAAGACGCCGATGTTTCCGAGATGTATTGCGGAGCACGGTCTCATCCAACTCTTCATTCTTGATGTTTGGCTTGAATGCCAGATCTTCACCCGTTGTTGTGCTGTCAAATCGCATACAGGATACAACCGGTCTCTCCTTGGAGTGGAGCTTCCGATGGATCTCGCAATCAATCGCTGACTCCTTCAACAATAATGCAATCCGCTGACTAATGCGTTCCTTTTCGAAAGCCGTTTCGTAAAGGTATTCATCTGTGGACATGAACGTTTCCACTGGATCTCCTTCGTATCGCTTCATGACCATGTCATTACGCCGAATGGGCGTGATATTGGGACCCTCTTGTGTCTTCTTTTGAGCATCCGAAAAAACCGAGATGTAGAAACTCACCTTGACTGTCCGATCCTCCATGGGCAATGTGGCGTGAGAGCAAATACGGATTGCACGACCAATGACCTGGTCATGACGGGCAGGTGTCCAATGGGGCTCAACGATGTGAACGTGGCGTACATTCGCCAATGTAATACCCTCTGCACCTGATGCTGATGCCATCAACAACTGCAGGATCTTCTTGGGGCGTTTGGCAACACTCTCTTTCAATGAGGCAGGGAAGTTCTTAGAATAGACGCCATTGAAGATCTGACGGGTCAAGTCACGCTCTTCCTCATTCTCCTCACCAGTGTAGAACGTATATGCTGGACGATCGTCCAGCATGTTGGGGTCCTCCACCCATTGATTGGCTTGCTTGATGATCTTATACGGTTGCCATCCTGCTGTATCCAAAATCGCTGACAAGATGCCCAATCCTTCCAACGCACGGTACTGAGAATACACGAACTGATTGTTTCCCAGGGACTTCTTGATATTCTTAAGGATTGTCAACATCTTAGGACTGAATGCCTCTAATGCCTTCTCAGACAGGTATTTAGCAGGGTTGGATTTGATGCGCTTAAGGACCTCATCGTTGTCCGGAGCCTTGTCTTCTGAAACACCCTCTGCATTGACTTCCGCCACGCGCAGATCCGGCGGTGTCGCGTAGTCGCACACAAGACGCGTTGGAACACGGAAGGTGCTAAGGTTCTCATTTAGCTTAGAACGACCACGGCGAGAGTCAATCTTCATCTCAATCCAACGGACCTCAAGGTAGCGAGTGAACTGTTCTGTAGACATCTCCACTTTTTCAAGGGTGTGCTCCATGTCAATACGACGCGGAAGCAGGCGCTCATCAGCACCTTTGAAATACGATACAAGACCCTGAATACGGCGACGAAACATCATTGGATTCTTGATGTTCAGTCCATCCAAAAACAGATCGGAGAACTCCTCGTAGTCCGTTGGTAAGCAAGTAAGCTGTTCAGTGGTCACACGTTCAGAGGAGATTTCACCGCCACCAACATCAATCTCGATCTTGTTCTTGATAGATCCAACCCAGTCAGCCGCCTGAGGAATAAAGGGAAGGTCCTTCATGTATTGCACCGCTACACGATCACCCTCTCCATTATAGGTTGAACGAAACTGAGGTGGGTTCCGAGTGACCATCACGTGCTTCTTAAGAGCACTAAACTCAATCGTATC